TGCGAAGAGGATTAAGAATGGTAAGGCGCTGCCTAAGCGTACCAACAATATTGCCAGTTGCTTGGGTTGCTGACTGAACACTTGTGATCGTGATCTCAGTATCGACATAACGAAGGGTTACGCCAACGTGACGAGAGCTTAGATAATTCCCTCCAGTTTGAGATCCAGTAGTGTCAAAGTAAGCAGAACTTGTTGTAAAGGTTCTGTTCGATCCGCTAGTTGCACTTGGATCAAGAGTTACAGACTCGCGATGAAACGCAGCGTATGGCTGATAGATCTGCTGATTGTCTGCGCGGACATCAAACGTAAAGGGTGTAATTTCAAAACTGGTAAGCCCAGTTCGGATTAGCATCCGAGGCATGAATAGCGGATGGCAAATAAACATAACATCGCCATACTGAGCGAAGGTATATTGATGCAAGTAATCATCATCAAACGGAAGGGCGCTTGAGTTTGTATCCTGCGTAAGAGTTGACACAAGAGTAAGATCTGATCCAACAATCCTAAAGCATCGAACCTGAGCATTTTCAATTGAGATAATGTATTGTTCGTCTTCAGAGAAAACAAACTGAACAAGATAAGCCTGAAGCACCTTGCTGGTATCGCGCGTAATGCTAGACAGTCTCGCTTGAAACTTCATGCCACGGCGCTTCTTCAGCGAGCCTTCTGACATGATCGTCATATTCTTTATGCTTTGCGCTGAGGAATTGTAGATGGGACTATCAGTCCGCATCATTGCAGAACGGCTTATTTCACCATACTGAAAGCTGTTGATGGGGACTCTGATCTTCCGCATTAGCTGCGCCTTTGTGCAATGAACCTCGACGTATTAAGCTTGCGGGTAGTTTGCTGCTGAGAGTCAAGACGGCGCGCTTGCATCATATAGACGTTAGCCTTCTGCTCCATCAGTGACGCAAGAGAAGCATCCCTAGCAATCGAGATGGCCAAGATTGCAGCCATAGAAAATTCTACAGCAATGGTAAAGTAAGAAGGCCAGCTTGCCTCAACCGCACGGAAGATAAAGTCAGCAATCACAACATCGTTTGGGACAGCATTGCAGTAAGCCTTGTCGCCATAGATATCATACTCAATTGGAAAGTCATTTACAGTGATTGCATTCATCATAAGCATTGTCGCTGGAAGCTGATAAGCCGCATCGAAGCGACCAGTTGGTTCAGTAGCAATCCGATTCAGGACTGACTGATTGGTTGCAAAGCGCCAGCGAGTGTTCGTTAAAGAAGCCCGCGCAACGTCTTCGTACATTGCTTCGCACACATCGGACTCAACAGTTCCGTCAGAGAAAGATGAAATAAGTGAACCGCCCATTAGGACGGAGGCGCGAGAACAAATCTTGATTGCTGTATTTGCGGGCATATTGGGTTAGGGGGGCCGAAGCCCCCCTCTCCTTTCTTAGTCAGTGTCAGTGCTGGTGATGGCAACGCCATCAACAATATCAACAACTGTGCCAGAGTTGGCGTTAACATAAGTGTGGCCCACAACAGGAGTGCCGCCAGTAGAGGTTACAGTAATGATAACATCGTTAAGGCCAAGCATATTTGCGGCGGAATCAAAGTAACCAGCCGTGTTGACAGTAGCGATAGAATCAGCCGTGGAGTAGTGCCACAAGGAAACGCCCGAAGCACCAGCAAGGCGAGTTAGAGAAGCGGGAGTAAAAGCCATTTCTATTTCTCCTTAGTTGTTGTCGAGCAGTTCGTAGATACCATTGCTATCGATAGCAATAGCACCCATCGACATCATCGAGGTTGCGAGGTGCGAGACTTTCTCAGCCACATAGTTGATTTCCGTCTGCACATCGGCGTTGATGCCGAGGCCGACTGCCGAGGTATGGTAGGCAAAGTTTTTGCCAGCCGTAACTGCGGAGGCCGAGAAGATCTTGAAGCCAAGAAATTCCTTCATGGTCATGCCGCCAGCAAAGGGCAAGTTCTGCGGGCCAACAAAATCCGAAGAAGCAAATTCGGTGATGTTGAATAGATCTGCAAAACCCTTAGGATGCATAGCGATATAACGTTGACCATCTTCAGGAACGTCATTTGTGCCGAACAATTCGAACAGAGTCAGCATATCAGCCTTTTCAACAGCAGCAGCCGCCGAGTTGACTTGCGTTGCGTTTGCGCCAGCGTCCATAGCTGTGATCAAAAGTTCGTCGGTCTTACGACCTAGGGCAGCAGCAGCCGACTGGGCCACAGCTTGACGCTCGTTGATGTTGATCTTCAGTTCGTCCAGCTTGTCGATGTATTCGGCTGCATAGTAGTCAGCCATCGTTGCTTCAACGTAGGTGTGAGCCAACTCCATCGGAGCCACGTTACCATTGCGGGATTTAGTCGTTGCGGAACCCGCACCGATCTTTTGGAATCGAGAAGACGAACCAGTTACATTGGTCGTGCGAACAGTGTTCCGTAGTTTGGAACCCATGCGCTGATACGCCATGTGAACTTCGGTTTCGAACTGCTTGATGAAAGCTTGATCAATTGTGTTTGCCATTTTCAAGGTCCATATGAGATTGCTGTTGGACGGGTGTCCGCCTTCTCACTTCGTTGAGGGTGTCCTTGCGGGCCTCTCAGTGCAGCACGGGCCGTGATAAAGAACCATCACCATATTTTGCATCTTTGTCGCAACGCACAAAATGTAAACAGGATTGCTTATCCTTTGGATTGTAAGAAATATCCGTTGGAACGAATCCTAAATGCAACAGCCATTGATGCACCATGTGATTCTCAGACCAAACTGTAGAGCGAAGTTCTTCGTGAAAGCCATGATAAAAACTCATTAGCCGTCGAGACGCCCTTGCAAAGCTAATCCAATTTCTGCGCAAGTCCTTGCTGAACACAGCCCAAATCAATGCATGATCAGCGAAGAGGGCCGCTCCAGTAATTGCAACTGGGCGACCATCCTTCAAAACAGCAAAAGCAAATGGATCATTGATAACATTGGTAAGAGCATCAGTCAGAGACACGTTGTAGAAAACATTAAACTCTCTCTCGCTTTCTGGACTGATGTTATCCACAAAGGGTTTGATGTGAGACTCTTCAAGATCGACAAGTGTTAGGCCGCGCTCTTCAATGTGAATCTCACCCATAGATCTTCTTAAACCCCGCATCTACCTTCTTTACAAAATCTGGATCACGTTTAGTTGCATTCCAGTACCGCTCATCCCGCATCATCTCTTTGAGATCTGCTTCAGTCGAGCCGCCAGAAGAATTTGCCTGAGCCGAGAACGATCCATCCTTCATGGATTCCATGATAACTTCCAAGGCCATAATGCCTTCTGCGCTTTCGCAAAGGCGCTCAATTGCGGGAAGGGTCTTCTCTGGAAAGAACTTAATGGCAAACATTGAGGCAGCATCAATGCGCTGATTGGCGCCATCGCCAAGCTTAACACGTTCCGCATCAAGGTCTGGCCCTTTAGGCATAGAGTTTTTGTAGATCTCAATGCCCTTGGCAAACTCGTCTTGAGAGTAACCATTCTCAAAGGAATGATCTGCCCACCACTTCAGAAGATCGCTGCTCAGAGATTCTTCTGGGTCTACAAAGTCTGGCAGTTCATATTCGCCAGAAGATGCTGGGCGATCCTTAAAGGCTTCGGCTTGAAGTTCCTCAACGATCTTCTTGCGATAGTCTTCCTCTTTGGTTCCAAGCTTGCTTTCCAATTCCTTATAGGCTTTTGCAAGTTCCTCTGGAGATTTGTACTTCTCAGGCAACCATTCTGGGCGCTGAAAAGAATCAGCACCTTGAGGCGCTGTGCTTTGATTGACTGAAGGATCTACTACTGGTGTAGTGGTTGGTTCAGTTGTTGTCTGAGTGGTCGGCTCAGAAGTGCCTTGACCTAGAAGTGATACGTTCATTGTTTGCTCCTATGCGCGTGTGAGATACGGCGTTCAATAAGGCCAACGAGATATCGCTGCCCTTCAATGTGACGTAATTCTTCTGTGCTGATGTTTGGACCGCATACCGATTCAATCGTGATGGATCGTAGATAGCGAAGCGTTTCCTTCCCTGCTGGAGAGGAAAACACTTCTGCCATATGTGCGCTTACCTGTTTGTCTTCCGTTTGATCTCGTGGAATCCCATCAATTCCAATGTTGATCCTAGACTGGTTGACCGCCAACTTGCGCTCCCATTTGCTGTTGCTGTTGCTGCTGTTGCGCCATTTGCTGCGCTATTGCAGCTATCTGTTTACGCTGCTCTGAACTGCGAATCAAGCTTTCTGGAACGCCAAACTTCTTAGCTAAGTAGATAGCAGATGCTTCTGAGTCGATTAAAAGCTGAAGCATCTCAGGGCCAAAGGTTCCGCCAACAAGCTGCAGGTAACGCGCAACACTGGAGATGTCTTGAGTTGCTTGGGCTTGGGCTAGAGGTGAAATGGATCTAACCTTTACTTCACGGCCATTCACTACTGGCACTTCAATGCGGCCCTGCTTCTTTAAGATATAGATCACACGCTGAAGAACTGGCTGAACCAATTCGGCCTGAAGGCGACCAAATGCAGATCCAATGCGACGAGACAGATCGGCCATACGCTCAGCCACTTCAGTTGCTGTGGCTGGCGTCTTGTCTGGATTGCCAAGCATATCATTGTAAAGCGCGCGTTTAATGTTAAGGCGCATATCGCTCAGGATAAGCTGCGCCACATCAAAGCGACCAGCCGCATTAATTGGCTGCAATCCTTGGCTTCCCATTGCCTTTGGGATGATAGTGCCAGGGACCAAGCGAATAGTATCTGGGTTTATGACTCCATCATCTTCCATCTGATAGATACCACTAATAGACATTTGCGCATTCTCAAGCACAAGTTCTATGGTTAGGTTGGTTGTCTTGATGGCAGACAAAGCGTTAAGAAGCGGGCCGCGACCATAGACTTCCCCAGCGCATTTCGACCAGCGGAAGCAAATGAATGGATTAGATCCAACGCCCTTCATCTCCCTCTTGTAGAGAACGGTTTCAGTCTCCATGCAGATTGCATAGTGATAGTAACCTTCTTCGTTGCGAAGATCGTAATTGCGGCACACCACTTCCAAAACAGTAGTAGTGTCATCGCCGTTCATGCGGCGGTTTACCTTGTCATCAAAAGTTCCTTTGGGATAAAGGATCTTCAGATCAGTGAACCTGATCTTCTTTCTCTCACGGAACACATGGTCAATGCGATCATCTGGTCCAGTATCCAAAACCACATGAGGCAATGGAACTGCTGAGAAGATAACAGGGTTAAGCGCATCCCCTTCTTCAACAGCAAGAATGCCAGTGCCAACCGCGAGATCCATGAACGACTCATGGACTTCTTGATTGAAGTTTGAGGACTGAAGAATCTCAAAGACATACTCAGTCACTTCATCAAGGTCTTTGTCCACAGCCTCGCGCTGATCCTTGGGAACCTCACTGCCCGAAACAAGATCTGCCCAGCGAGCAAAGTTTGGAACAAGACCGCTTTGAAGTCGGCTGGCAAACTCTTGAACGCCAACGACAGCAGTCTCATCAAAGATTTTATCGTCTCGACGCTGGCCTGCTTCTTCATAGTAAAACGATTCGCGTTGAGGAAGGGCGTACTCGTAGCACTCCTCAAACAGGGGAACCCAGTTCTCCCGAAAAGCTTTAGACTTGATGTATCGCTCAAGATACTTCTTTGCCAATGGATCTTTCATTATGAGAACCTATTCAAAAATCCGCCGCCAGATGCAGAGAAGAGTGAACGGCGACCTGATCCACCCTGCATACCGCGACGAACATCTGTTGCGCTGATTGCTTCTGAAATATCTTCAGCCTTAGCTTCGGCACGACGATCAGCTTCTTCACGGGCAGCAGCTTCTGCAGCCGCTCGTTGTTCAGCCGATGCCTTTGCCTGTTCCTTTTGAGATTTCTTAGCAGCCGTTTTTTCAGCTTCGCTTGGTCCAAAGCACATGATGACCTCCTATGTTTCCGATTGAATAAACGTTAAAGATGATACGCATCAATGCACAAACTACATTCTAGACCATAGACCCTGACGCCGCTTTTGCTTCTCGTGCCGCGCAAACACATTAAACTCACTCTTAGCAACAGTTACCTGCGCTGGTTTCTGAGAGTTCATCAATGCTCGGCCCTCACCAGCGCCAAGAAGAAGATACTGCAGCGCATCATGAATGTGGCTGTACATGTTCTTGTCTGGCTTATCGGAGTACCGCTCGCCAGAAACTTCCATGCGCTTATAGGAGTATCCAGTTTCAAAACCTTTGATCAGCGTTGAGCATCGCCTATCAATTAGAAAAGCTGGCTTGCCTTCAGTCATCTTGGTAAGCTGAGAAGAGACAGCCTCAATCCGTAGATCTGGGGAGTTAGATGGCGCAGGAAACGCACGAAGGCCAGCGCCACGAAGGATGTGGAATGGTGTTGATTCATCAGTCTGCGCCCTGAAGTCGCCAGCAGGATCGCCGTAGATAATCACCTCGCTCGCGGCAGGGAACCGAATAGCCAGTTCATTCCTTAGAACCTCAGCAAATCTAACGATGCCCATATCAATGGCAACGATCTCAGATTGAATCAACCAACGGCCACGAACCTTCTGACCAATAGCCGCAGCGGGCGTTAGACCAAAATCCAATCCAACATAAACAGGAAGGCCAGCGGCAATCGGAATCTCTTCCTTCGCAATGTGAATGTCTGGAGCGAACATAGAGTACACTGGCTTTCCATCCTGAATAGATCCAAGTCGATTCATCACATAGACATCGATCCAGCTTTTGGTCTTGCCCTGAATCAAGTTCGGATAGTAACTCTTCATCATGTTCTTGCAGTTCTCAGCAACAGGATTCGGAACATAAGATCCAACAGACCCTTCCTCATCCTTCACTTCAATCATGCCAGCAGGCTGCGTAAAGAATCTCCAGTTGGTTGGCTTGACCAACATCTTCGCCTGCTCTTTAGGAATATGATCTGGGATTGGAACCTCGCCAGACATAATCGGCCACCAGTGGTCTTCTTCTGGCGCGTTGGTATCAGCAATAACTCCAGTCCAAGACGGCCCGCCATCACGCATAGAAGGATAACGACCAACGCGCATAGTGCAGGCATCGATGATGCTCTTGGCAATCTCACGCGCCTCGTTGATCCATATGCCAGTAAGTTCCAGCGACAGAAGCTTCTTAACATCTTCAGGTCGATCCAATGCTAGGAACATAACCTCAAGATCAATGTCGCCCTTTTTAATGTGGTGGGTGTATGGAACAGACCAGATGAACTTTCCCCACTCATGTTCAGGAAACCAATCAAGCCAAGTCTTGATAGTCGTTGTTCTTAACTGAGGGTTGGTATTTCGGATGATGGCCCATCGACTTCTGCGGATTCCATCAGCACCCTTCTGCTGTAGAAGAGCGCGACGAAAGACTTCAATACAACAGCCTGCTGACTTACCAGATCCAACTGGCCCGCGAATACCTCTGAAGAACGTATCGTCCTTCATAAAGGTCTTTAGGATTTCGCCATCAGGCTTGTACTTGAAGTCGATCATCGCAACCCTTTATCCACACCAAAGCGGATCATGCGCTCGGCAATCTCTGGGCCAAGACTCTCAATGAGTTTGTCGCACTCAATGTTCGTAGCAAATTCTTGAGGCACATGAACAAGATGAACCTTCCTCACGATACCGCGAAGAAGATTCAAATCTTGCTCTGCTAGGGAAGAAAGAAAACTCATTTTCCCTTGGGCTTTGGCTTCTTTGGCATTGGAACAGGTTTCTTCGGCAGTGGCTTTGTTGGCATTGGGGTTACCTTCACGCTACCCTTGGCGCCTTTTTTCATGTCATACATCTCAATGATTCCTTTTATTTCTGACTTAGTTTCTGAAACTTGGCCTTCCCATATTTCTTGCGGCCAATTGAAGCAGCAAGAGCCTTTGGGTCTTTCACATCTTTAGCTGTCAATTCCTTCACCAATTTCTTGAAGCGGCCACCACCGCCAAGCTTCATCGAATCAGCCATCTCGGTACTTCCTTACTTTGTTTGCGATTGACTTGGGTTGCTTACTCACTTGTTTGCCAGCCTTAGTCGCTGCCTTCTTAGCCGCACTGGTTCTGGCATACTCTTCAGAGCTTAACGCCTGAATGGCTTTCTTGGGAAGATATCTTTCTCC